ACAGCCCACTCATTGGCGTGTGGTTCGTCTTAGCGATCCTATCCCTTTTACTCCTATGTGGCCTTATGCTCACACAGGACTTTTTATAGATAGTCAAACTCTGGATTGGGGCCCAGATAATGATAATGGATTAATTTCTGAAACGGATGGGTTGACCCATTCAATTTTAAAATATGTAACTACGTTGAAGGAGCAGTTATAAAATGGTAAAGGATGTTAAAGTATTGAAACTAATTAATGGTGAAGAAATAATAACAAGATTAGAAGAAGGTGATAATGGATTATTGATACTTGAAGAACCAAGAGTAGTACAAGCTATGCCACCAAATTCTGCTGGTCAGGTAGGAATTGGATTTGTGCCTTGGAGTGTTTGTGCGAAACTGGATAAGGTTATTTTAGAAAACAAACACGTTATGGTAATTCTTGAACCTAAGAAAGATATGGAAACCAATTATCTTTCTGGAATAACAGGATTGTCTTTATGAGGTATCAAGTTAAGATTGGTGATAAACCTTATTTTAGAACCAATGACAAACAACAAACTTTAGCAGCAATCTCTAAACTTTTCAATAAAGGTCATGAAGATATCTACCTTCATGGTGGTAGAATTGGAAAATGGTGGAGCGAATAATATGCCAATATATGAATATCGATGTAACTCGTGCGATGAAATAACTGAAGAGTTTGATAAAATCACATCAACAGTCAAAACAATAGAATGTTCCCTTTGTGGTCAACCATCTAATAGAATTATGAGTTTGGGTAGTTTCCATCTCAAAGGCTCTGGATGGTATAAAGATGGTTATAATGATAAAAAAACAGCACCCAAAGAAGAACAAAGTGATAAAAAATCAGTACATCAAGAAAGAAGAGAAAACGAGAATAAAACCATAAAAGTCACCGCAGATGACTACAAAGACAGATGGGTATCTGAAAGCGAAGGAAAAAAAGTCGTTAATATCTAAATTGTCTTGACATTGCCCCACCTTATTGTTATAATGATATTATAATTAAATAATTCATAGAGATTGAAATGGAATTAACAAAAGAAGACGCGACTTGGGCTGCGGACAAACTAATAAATTATTTCAATAATTTTGGCAGAATTGATGACTATTTTCGCACCAGAAAACTTGAACGAATAAAAAATCTTCCTGTAAGCTTGCCCGGCATGGGAGTTGAAAAAGATATGTTTACATCTTTTGATATGAATCCCGAAGAGATGAATTTCGATGTTGTTTTACAAACCGATTCGATGTTTGATTATGATACAATGTTAGAAAAAACAGCATCTTTTTCTCCCGATCAAAACCCAGGCAAACAAGTCAAAATACTTGTAATAGAAACCAATACAAATACTGTAGTTGGTTTTATTCGTTTGGGTTCTCCATTGATAAACTCCAAACCAAGAAACGATTATCTTGGTGGTGTTCCTGACCTTCCTATTTTCAATAAACGAGCAATTATGGGTTTCAACATTGTTCCAATACAACCATTCGGATATAATTATTTGGGTGGAAAATTATTGGCAGCAATTTGTTGTTCTCATAAAATCCGTAGATTAATAAACGAAAAATACAACAATGAATTTTGTCTCTTTGAGACAACTTCTCTTTATGGAAACATCAAGGGTGCTTCGATGTATGATGGAATGAAACCTTTCCTAAGATACAAAGGTGATACAATTTCAGCATTTTTATTGACACTTGGTGAGGAAATATATGTCGAGATGAAGAAATGGTTTACTGAAAAAAATGATGGAGAAGAAATTATCCATAAAAAAGCTTCTTCTAGAAAATTGAAAATTCAAACTAAAATGGTTGGAACTGTAAAATCTTCTTTGAAGGATACTGATACTGTAAAATACAATGAGTTCTGTGAAGCAATGAAAAAAGCAACAGGGGTTACAACTCAAAAAAGATTTTACATGAGTGAGTATGGATATTCAAATGCTAAAGATGTACTACTAGGAAAGACAGAAGTGCTTGAAAAAGCAGAGAACTTTGACAGATTTGAGTTAGAGAATGTTATCAAGTGGTGGAAGAAATATGCTACGAAACGATACAATAAGATGATTGCTGAAAATAAATTGAGAACTGAACTAGAAGTTTGGAACGAAGATTCGATAAACAAAATTGATATAATAAGATGAGTCTATCTTCAGTTATAAACGAAGCAAAACAACAGAATTTCGATACGAAAAAGGTTGTGAGGATATTGGTGTATCCTAATATAACTTTCCAAGAAAATCTTGAGAGGGATAGTTTCGTTCAAGTTATCAAAAATCAAATTAAGGAACTGAACGCTATTCGTGATGACTTGTGGTTCTACTTGATTTTGACAAAGAAACTCAAACTGGATTTTGACAACGTAACTCAGTATATTATTGACCTACCAACATATCCTCAAACTATGAGGTCACATTTTGATGTACCTCTGATGCAAAAAATAATCAAACATGAATTAGATTTTGACTTGGTGATGTCTCATTTACCAGAGCATACTTTTGATTTGGTGAACGTGATGCACAATGTAACACACCATATTCCAACAGTATTTGGGTATTGTCATTGGTTCGATTTGAAAGAAGTTGTAGCGTGGCCAAAGGATAGTTTCGTGAAAAATATAATGGGATTGCTTGAATATGAGAGATGTTATTTGAATACTCAGCACCAAAAAGATATGGTTTTGAAACAAGCAAGTCATACATTCAACGATGACATTATTGTAAAACTAAATGAGATATTACAAGTACAACATTTGGGTGTAGATAGAGAAGATATAGCAGATGACATAAACGAAAATCCAGAAAAAATAATAGTATTCAATCATCGCCCAGATACTTACAAAAACTTCAATGGATTTCTAAAAGTAATTGATACACTAAGAGAACAAAGACAAGACTTCAAAGTATGGATTCCACTTTGGGAAACTAAAGATAGAACAAGAGAAGATTTTGTCTATACTACCAAAGGTGATAAACAATGGTATTATAATGAACTGAAAAAATGCTGTGTGGGATTCTCACCAAAACAGAAATATGGTGGATGGAGTGTAGCGACTACTGATGGTATGATGAATGGTGTACCATATATTATGTATGATGACACTTATTACAAGGAACTTTGCCCGAGTGCTGACTTTTTTGAGAACGATGAAATAGCAATCAATCTACTGAATCTATTTTTAGACGATACAAAATACAGAAATGAACAAGCGGTATCTGCTAAAGAATGGATTTCAAAAAAACTAATCTACCAAGATAAAATGATTGAGATGAGCTCTTACATTGATAGTTTATTAGCTCAGACAAAGACAATAGGGGAATCAGATACATTCAAAAAAATTGTTGAGTGGATTAGAGAAGAAAAGGTTTTGAGTAAATCTCAAATAATGAAAAAACTTGGTTGGGGTCGTGGAATAAAATGGACACCATATCGTAGAGCATTGATGAATCACCCAAACATATACGATACGTTTCAAGAACATCCAATATATTGCTGGAAAGACTGATGAAAATATTGCTTCCATTTGTAGATTTGTATGACAACGATATAAATCATCCTATGATAACTGGTGGTGCTGAGTTATTCTGTAGACACTTGAATAATCATTTTGATGTAAAGGTTCATCAAATACCTATCGCTTCTTTGAAATATTCTATAAGAGAAAGAAATAGAATTAGTAACGATATAATAGATGAAGCAAATGAAATTAATGCTGATATCATTGTGTCGAATTTTTCTGGTTCAATTTTCTCTGGTGCTAAGTTGTTGGAGTCAAATATTCCTATAATGATACTAGAGCATTGTATGTATCCTATGAGGTCTATATTCGGAAGATGGAACAACGCAGACAAGAAAGGTCATTCGGTGTGTTTCGTTTCTAAGTCTCAGAGAAACAGATATAAAGAAACAGCAAAAAGATTATCTCAAAGATTACCTTCTACTAAACATTATATCAACCCTTCTTTCTGTGAAGGAGAGAAACCAGAAATTCAAGATGTGGAATATGATTGTGTTACGATTGGTAGATGTTATAGTGGGAAATATCCATTTAAATTACACGATTTTATAAAAGGAACTGACTTGAATGGATTAGTAATTACATCCAAAACCGATTATGATGACAATGCTTATTATGAAAAAAATAAGAATCGTGATAATACGATTTGGAATCAGCCATATGATGTGGTTATGGATACTTTGGGGAAAGCTAAAACTTATTTTTCGACTTGTGATTATGAAACTTGGGGCATTTCCTCTTTGGAATCTTTAGCACACGGAGTTCCAATAATTTTGAATTGTAATAAAACAGGAAGTCATGCTTCGGAGAATATTCCAGCAAGTTCAAGTCATTTCAAAAAGATAAAGAATAACGACAAGAATGCTTTGATTGATGCTGTAAAAACATTTCAAGTTGATAGAAAGGAAGTACAAGACATGACATGGGAAAAACATAATTTAGAGTCATGGAAAAATAATTTCACAGAAATTGCTTCTATGACAATAGACAAATTTAACTCTAAACATAAGAAAAAAACATGAGAACTAGAAAAAGTTTATTGAATGAGATGCTCTGTTTGTCGGAAGTTCGTGGAAAACTTGATGATTCCAGTAATGCCGAAATCGAAGGAAGATTGAAAGAAATCGACATTGAAATAAAAAATTTAAAAAAGGGAAAAAAATAATGATATTGATTGATATGAGTCAAATTCTATTTGCGGCGGCATCAATGTCGATGAAAAATGGAAAAGCGGATATAAACATTGTTCGACATATGACATTAAATAGTTTGAAAAAATACAGAAAAGAATATTTCGATGAATATGGGGAATTGGTAATATGTTGTGATGGGAAACACTCTTGGAGAAAAGAATTTTTTCCACAATACAAAGCGATGAGAAAATCTGGAAGAGAAGCTTCATCCGTAGATTGGGGTGAAATTTTTCAGATGTTCAATCAACTCAAGAGGGAAATTAAAGAGAACTTTCCTTATCGTGTAATTGAAGTTGATACTGCTGAAGCGGATGACATTATCGGTACTCTGATAATAAGACAAAGAGAAGAAGGAGAAAAGGTATTGATTGTTTCATCAGATAAAGATTTTATTCAATTACAACGTGAAGAAAACGTGTTTCAATACTCCCCTGCTACAAAGAAGTTTTTAAATGGTGTTGACCCTCAAGAATATCTAAAGGAACATATTTTGAGAGGCGATAAAGGAGATGGAATACCCAATGTTCTCAGCGGTGATAATGCTATAGTTGATAGGATAAGGCAAACACCTATAAGAAAAAAGAATCTTGAACTTTGGATGAATGGTTCACTACCAAGCGAACATACTCTACGATTTGAAAGAAATACTGAATTGATTGATTTGAGATATACGCCATGGGATATACAAAACAAGATACTTGAACAAAAAAATCAAGAACCAATCGGAAATCGAAATCTCCTTCCTTCATATTTTGAGGAACACAAGTTAGAGGTTCTAGAGAAACATATCAACGATTTTTAGTGTTTATAAAAATTATAAATACTTTCATGTTAACATTTTCACAATATCTAGAAGAAAAGCTGATTCTTTATCAGCAAGGGAAGAAATATGGCCAAATCGTGTTTCTTGCTGGTGGCGCTGGTAGCGGAAAAGGTTTTGCTATAAAAAACTTCATGGAAGGTGAGAAATTCAAAATCCGTGATGTTGATGAATGGAAAAAAGCATTCATGAAAATGGCCGACCTTCAAGATAAGTTTCCAGAGATAAAAGGATTAAATCTAAAAAATCCTAAAGATGTTTATAAAATGCATATGTTTGTCAAGAAAAGTGGTATCAAGGACAAATCCCTTGACCTTCTACTTAGAGATGCTAATTCTGCTACATTACCCAATATCATGTTTGATATCACAATGAAAGATGCAAGTGATATTGGTGATGTCATTCCAAAATTGAAAGAAGCGGGATATGATTCCAATAATATTCATCTTACATGGGTTCTTACAAATTATGCTGTAGCAATCGTGAATAACAGAAATAGAGAAAGAGTTGTTCCAGAAGATATAATGTTGCTTTCACATGAAGGTGCTGCTAAAAATATGTATAATGTGGTCAAAGGGAAACTTCCAAAAGGTCTTAATGGTGGAGTTAGAGTTGTTCTCAATAATAGAGAAAATACAATTCCTTATGTTGACCCCGAAACGAAAAAACCAGTAAAAACCAAACATGGTAAATTGGTCATTCAAGATTTTACCTACCTAACCTTCAAGAGAGAAGGAAAAACGATTGCTCCAGAAGCAGATGTCAAGAAAGAACTTCTAGGATGGATTTCAGCAAACGTTCCCAAAACAAAGCTTACAAAAGATTTTTCCTCAAATCAGTAAAAAAATAATTCAGTTTTGTCTTGACAAAGATATCGTTATGCTGTATAATGGTATATGAAAGTGAGAAAGGAGAAAATGTCAAAATCATTAAAGATATTACGAAAAGAATTTTTGAAGAAGTATTCGGGAAAAATTACTGGATATGAGCATCTTGACGATGGAACGGGCGATTACTCAAAATCCCCTGCTGGATTGGAAGATGGAACAGATGAATTGGTATCAAATTACAAAAATGTTACTCCTGGCGAAGAAAAGACTTGACAAACATTACGTTATTTGTTATAATTATAGTGTGAGGTTAAGAATTAACCATTTTTTTGAGATTATATTATGATGAAAACAGACCTAGTTGAACAGAAGTCAATGCTTGCCAAATTGATGGCAGCAGAGAACATTTCCGTTGAACACAAGAAAATCCCTACCGCAGCATTCGATGTAAAAAATCGAGTTCTCTACCTACCTATTCTAAAATGGAAGCCTGGTTCAAGTGTTTATGACTTGTTCTGTGCCCACGAAGTTGGTCATGCTCTATGGACTCCATACGAAGGATGGCACTCTTCAATAAGTGAAAAAGGAAAAGGTTACAAATCCTTTCTGAACGTAATTGAAGATGCTCGTATCGAAAAGAAAATCAAGAGAAAATTTGCTGGTGCTCGTAAGTGTATGTCTAGTGGATATAATGAATTGATGGATGAGGATTTTTTTGGACTAAGAAAAATGGGAGTTATTCCTAATGATCTTGGTTTGATTGACAGAATTAATTTGTACACTAAAGCAGGAACTGACTACGGAGTTGAATTTTCCGATGAAGAGCGAAAGTGGGTTGAAAAAGTTGAAAGAACTGAAACTTGGGAAGATGTCGTTGAGGTTACTGATGCTCTTTATGAGTGGTGTAAGGAAAACGAATCCGAAACCGATAATAGTTATGGTGATTTTGGAGATGATGACTTTGATGAATCCGAAGATGGAGAAAGAGAAGAAGAATCTGAAGGGTCTGAGGGGTCTGAGGATGATGTAAATGAAGAGAATGATTTTCGCGATGATTCAAAAGAAAAGCGTGGAGAAGGTCAAGAATCAACTGAAGAAGAAACTTCAAGTAATTCATCTGGTAATTCAGAAAATGATGCTGAAGAAGATTCGGAAGAAGAATCCGAAAATTCTTCAAACAATTTTGAAGGTGGAGAAAGTGACCCATATGGTGATAGAGGATTTTCTGATTATGAAGAAGAAAATGACCCTACCTCATTGACTGATGAAGCATTTAGAGCTAAAGAAGAAGAATTAGCAGATATGAGTGATGGTGTGAGAATTCCTAAGTATCTGACTTTTCCTAAAATCAATACAGAATCGATTGTCATTGATTACAAGATTATTCACGAAGAATTGAATAAGTATTACAATTCACAAGATGGTGCTGTAGATTTTGGAAACAAGTTATTGAGAGAGTTCAAAACATCAAATAGCAAAATGATTAGTTATATGGTCAAAGAATTTGAAATGAGGAAAGCTGCTGATATTCATCGTAGAGCATATGCTTCCAAAAAAGGAAACCTTGATATGAATAAGATTCACGCTTACAAGTATAGTGAGAATCTTTTTCGCCAAATCACAAATTTACCAGAAGGTAAAAATCATGGTATGGTGATGTTCATTGATTGGTCTGGTTCGATGCACGGATATATGAAAGACACAATCGAGCAGTTGATAAACTTGACTATGTTCTGTCAAAAAGTACAGATTCCTTTTGAAGTCTATGCTTTTTCTGACCATTATAGAGATTATTCTGGTGAAAGAGATATATGGAATGAAAAATCAAGGTCTGAATATGACACAACTCTTGCTGGAAAAAAGGTAGCAAATTACAAGAAAAATGAATTGATAATCAGCAACAATCTCCGTTTGATGACATTGTTTAGTTCCAAGATGAGGAATCCCGAACTAAATCAAGCATATAAAAATCTATTGCTTGTTGCTAATACATTTTCAAATTATTATGGTTACAGGAGTTATGACACTCCATATTTTGGTGCTCCTACCAACTTTTCTTTGGGTGGAACACCATTAGATGCTACCATCATTTGTGCTAAAACAATCATCGAAGAATTTAAGACTAGAACAAAAGCACAGATTGTCAATGCTGTGTTTCTTACTGATGGTCAAAGTAATAGAAATAATAATTATCTTGATTCTGAAAATGTTTCAAGAAGTATTAATAGAGAAAATTTACACATCGATGATTCTGAAACAAGAACTAGAACTTATCCTAAAAGAGAAAATGGTAGACAAATGGATACCACTTCAATTTTTCTCTTAGCACTCAAAAAGTCTCTTGGAATTAATCTTCTTGGATTTTTCCTGACTTCTGGAACTGGTCGAAGAACTGCTGGGGATATGTCTTATATAATGGAAAGATATCCAAGAGATGAAGAAATTTCCAAGTTTCGTAAAGAGAAATTCTTGATTGAAACAAAAACATCTTATGATGAACTTTATATCATCAATACAAAAGGATTAGAGATTGATGAAGTAGACCATATGGATAATATTGAAGTCGGTTCGACTAAAGCGGTTATCCGAAGAGCTTTGAAAAAGAATACGAATGGTAAGTTGCAGAATCGTATGCTTCTCAATGCTTTTATCAAAAAAGTTGCTTAATGTGAAGAAAAGACTTGACAAAGATATGCTCTTTTGATATAATATACTTATGGAAATGAGAAAAGATGACTTTTCTCATATTATGTGAACCCTCCCAAATGGAGATTTTGTTATGAGTTTTACTAAAAGACAAGAAAAAGCGATTGATTCTTTACGCTCTTATCTTGGTGGAAGCAGTACCTTTTCCAGAGATGATATTTTCAGATTTGTAGAAGAAACTGATTTCAAATCAAAGAATGTAATGAAGCCTTGGTTTCTGATTGACAGAATTCCTCGCTCAGAAAGAAGTGCTGATAAGATGTATGATTTCCCCTATGGTGAATCAATGTCGCCTTCTGTCGAAACACCCGAAAGTGTAGTTGCTTATGCTAAACCAGCAGAAGTAGAAAAACCTAAAATGGTTTCAAATGTTATAAAATTCCCTTCAAATACTGAATCTTATATTCCTTCCAAAGTGAATGGATATGTAAAATTTGGTCATTATGGTGATGTGAAGACTATCAAAAAAGCGAATAGTTTTTATCCTATTTTCGTTACTGGTTTGTCAGGAAACGGAAAAACTATGATGATTGAACAGATTCACGCTGAGTTGAAAAAAGAACTTTTTCGTGTGAATATCACCATCGAAACTGATGAAGATGATTTGATTGGACACTATGCTCTGGTCGATGGTCGAACAGTTTGGCAGGATGGCCCAGTTGTTCTAGCGATGGAACGTGGTGCTACCTTACTTTTGGATGAGGTCGATTTAGCGTCAAACAAAATTATGTGTTTACAGCCTGTTCTGGAAGGAAATCCACTTCTTATCAAAAAAGAAGGTCGAGTGATTCGCCCTAAAGATGGTTTTACAGTTATGGCAACTGCTAACACTAAGGGTAAAGGTTCTGAAGATGGACGCTTTATCGGAACTAACATTCTGAACGAAGCATTCTTGGAAAGATTCCCAATTACTCTGGAGCAGGAATATCCTACCATAGCAACCGAGAAAAACATCATCAAAAAACTGATGGTAAATCTTGGATGTTCTGATGAAGAATATGCTGGAAAACTGGTTGATTGGGCGGATTTGATTCGTAAAACATTTTATGATGGTGGAGTTGATGAAATTATTTCTACTCGCCGATTGGTTCACATTGTAAATGCTTTTTCAATCTTCAAGGATAGAATGAAAGCGATCTCAATGTGTGTTGCTCGTTTCGATGACCAAACCAAAGACACTTTCATGGATTTGTACTCCAAGTTAGATGAAACTGTCAAACTGGAAGAAACTGAGGAAGAAAAGCCAGTAACAGAAGAGGTCGAAGATTATATGTAATATATAATACAGGGTGTTGCTCTTGTGAGTAACACCCTATTATTATATCTAGTGAATTATAATGGAGAATTATGGAAGTTAATGTGCCTGTAGAGGAACTAAGAGAAAATAAAATAATGGTTTGTACACCAATGTATGGTGGTATGTGTTCTGGAATGTATTCTAAAGCATGTGCTGACCTTGCTACATTGTC